AGTTTAACCAGATGTTTCGTAAGGTTACTGGAGCAGATAAAAATGGTTCAGCAATAGAAAGTGCAGACCCAAAGGATTGGGGTGTAACATATGCACAGGTGGCAGGTGAAAAGACACTACTGCAAAGCCGTGAGCCAATGCGATTGCTTCGTGTAGAACGAGATAGATTACTGGCAGAAACAGATTGGACTGCGTTAGGTGATGTAACCATGTCGAGTGCCATGAAAACCTATAGACAAGAGCTTAGAGACTTACCTGCAAACTCTGATCCAAAGTTAGCAAGTGATGGTGGATTAGACATGAGTAGTGTAAAGTTTCCAACTAAACCAAGCTAGGAGTAAGAAGTGGCGTTAACTAAGGTACGAGCTGCAGGTATTACCACAGGGATAGGTACAAAAGAAATAGTTACCCTAAGTGGCTCAGATACAGGAATAACAGGGATAACAACTACTTGGGAATACTTAAACGTTAAAGTAATTGATTTATCAAGTGCCGCTAGTTCAACCTTAAGATTACAGCTAGGAAACTCTAGTGGCTATGTAACAAGTGGCTATGAAGTAGATTCCACTTATATAAATAACAGTGGTGGTGGATCATATAGTGCAGGAGGATTCTCTGATACTGGTGGTTTTAGTATCGGTAACTGGGGTGCATCTACAGTTCATAATCTTGTTGGTAATTTTAATAAAGAAAAAGACACAAATCAAGTCGCAGGATATATTTTTAATTCTCTAGCAGGAGGTACTTATCAAGGAATAGAATTTATATCTGGTAAGGTAACAATAGCAAATATTGATAGGATTAGAGTCATTTCAAGTGATGGAAACTTCGATGGTGGCAAACTATCAATAACTTATTTTTAAGAGGATTATATGCCATACATAGGAAAAGCACCAAATCAAGGCGTTAGAACACGCTTTATATACCAAGCCACAGCAGGACAGACTTCCTTTAGTGGTTCTGATGCCAACGCAAACGTCCTCACATATACAGACTCCGTTTACTGTGATGTGTTTCAGAACGGAATATTATTAAAAAGTGCTGAAGATTATACAGCTACATCTGGCACAACGGTGGTTCTAACTACTGGTGCATCTCTAAATGATGTAATCGAGATTATAGTGTATGACGCTTTCTCTATTGCAAACAGCTACACCAAAGCAGAATCAGATACACGCTATCCTTTTCTTGGAAACGACAGTATAATACGAACCAACGGCAACAGTATCACGGCAGATATAACAATACCAAGTGGTACAAACGGATTGTCAGCAGGACCTATAACAGTTACAAATGCTACAATCACAGTTAACGGAGTGTATACAATAGTATGACCAGTAGATTATTAGTAGATAAGATTGAGGGGAAGACTACGGCAAGCACTGTGCAGATGCCAGAAGGTAGTGTTATACAATACAAATTTCAAACAAGTGCAACAGAGGTGTCTAATGGTGCGAATAGTTTTGTAGCAACTTCCGTTGCTATTTCTCTTACCCCAAAATTTGCAAATAGTATTATACAAATACATTGGGATGGTCATCTTGCAAAAGGAGTGAGTGCAGGGGGTGGTTTTGGTTGGAGATTATTTAAAGATGATACTGCCTTACATGATGTTGGTCAGGATTCAGTCGATAAACCTTGGGAAGTATATAAAGATGAAACACGAATTATTAGTAGATTTTCAAGAACAATATCTCATGTAGCAGGAGATACAAATGCAAGAACATATACTTGTAGATTTAGAGGTTATTTAAATATGACAGTTGTTGCAAATAGTAGCTCTGGCTCTGGTAGCACGGAAGAAATAATGACAGTTATGGAGATAGCACAGTAATGGCAAGTGAACTTCATGTAGATGCAATAAAACACTCTGGTGGCACAAGTGCCTTGACGATAGATAGTGCAGGAGTGGTAGACTTATCCGTAAATAACAATGTTACAATATATGGTTTAAACGCAAATCAAACTATAAGTTCTTCAACCCCCTCAACAATAACAAATTGGACACAATTAAACAATCAAACCTCTTTTGGGATTAAACAAGTTGGCACAGCAATGGGTGTTAGCAGTGGTGTTTTTTCAACAAGTAGACTTGGTGTCTATAGAATAATCACACAATTAAATTGTTATATTCAAAGCAGTGCTGTGAGATACATACAACAAGATTTGAGGTTTACTCCAAATGGGGGAAGTATGATTGCAGGTGATTATTATCATAGTTTAGGCTACCATCAAAGTGATTATACCTATGGAACTTTTACTAGACTCCATTATTACAATTTCAATCATGCTAACGATAATGTAGTAATGCAAGTTGGGTGTAGTGGAACAGTGTATCTTAAAGGAAGTAGTGGATATGACACATTTATTTGTTTTGAATGGGTAGCACCACCAGTAGCATAGGATAAACAATGGCATCAATACTTAAAGTAAATACCATACAAGACGCAACGAACTCTAATACAGTTGCAACATTTGATAGTAGTGGTGTAGCAAGCATACCTAAACAAGCAGGTATCTATGAGCATATTATGTCAAAGGTCAGCACTTCAAATGGACAACTAGCTCCGTCAGCAGGTATACGTTTCAATAACGTATTTTCGTCAGATTACATTACTTACAAAGTCGTTATTGGTTATCTTAACTTTACTGGTGGAAGTGGAGACGATTTAACATTTAGGTTTCTAACAGGCACAGACACTGATATAAGCTCAAGTGATTACCAATATACTCTTACAAATCAAAGACATAATAATGACAGTTATCTTGCCATATCTGGTAACAACCAAGCACAAGCTATAATATTCAAAGACCTTTGGAATAATGAAGCAGGTGGTGTGCATGGAGAGTTAAATATTTACAATGTCGTTGCCCCAGTAATTGATGGTGCAAATACAGATAAAGGTACTTATTACAGACCTATGGTAATAAATGATTTGGTTGGGTATGCAGATGGAATAAATCATTATACAAGACAATCTGGAATGGTTCGTTACAATCCAAACAATCAAGACACACATTATACTGGATTTACGTTACAATTTGGTCAAGAGGAAAGATCAACCACACACATTCAAGTTTATGGATTAAGGGTACACGCATGAGCAAATGTGCAGAATTAGCAAACCTTATAGGCAACATCAACATGGGTGGTGGTGGAGTAAATAGGAATGTTCTTATAAATTCAGCCATGACTGTAGCACAGAGGGGAACATCTACAGCTAGTGTATCAAGTGGTGATTTTTTTGTAGTAGATAGATTTGGTGGCTATATAAATGCTACAGGAACATGGACAGTTTCACAATCTACTGATAATCCTGATGGTCAAGGTTTTGCTAACTCTGCGAAATTTGACTGCACAACGGCAAATGGAAGTTTAGCTTCTGGTGCAGAGCTTCAGTTTCGTCAAAGGATTGAAGGGCAAAATTTACAACATTTAGAGAAAGGTACATCATCAGCAAAGCCTACTGCATTACAATTTTGGGTAAAGTCAAATAAAACTGGAACTTACATTTGTGAGTTGTTTGATAATGACAACAGTAGAACCATAAACAAATCATATACTATTAGCTCTGCTAATACTTGGGAAAAGAAAACAATTACCTTTGAAGGTGATACGACTGGCACTCTTGATAATGATAATAATACCTCTCTTACTGTAACTTGGTGGTTAGGTGCAGGTTCTAGTATGTCGTCAGGAAGTTTGCAGACATCTTGGGGTGCAAGGACTGATGCTAACAGAGCAGTAGGAAATGTAAATCTTGCAGATAGCACAGATAATGAATGGTACATCACAGGTGTTCAGTTAGAAGTAGGGCAGAACCCAACAAGTTTTGAGCATGAGCCTATTGAGAGGACATTGGCTAAATGCCAGAGATATCATTTTAGTATGAACCACCCAGAACTTACTACTACAAGAAATCACTGGATGTATGCGATTGAAACAGCTAATACAGGTGCTTATCGTAGAGTAACCATTGACTTGCCAACTCCTATGAGAGCCGTACCTACAGTCACAGCAGATTTTAATCACACTGGTGGTACAAATGGTGTAGATGGAGGTAATTGGACAGGTTACAATAGTGTCAGTCTTTACGTCAATAGTATTAATTCAAGCAGTGATTACGCTTACGTTGATGATTTTGTAGCAACAGCAGAGTTATAAAATGGAAATTACAAAAGCACAATATCACATATCACCCCACGATAAATCATCAAAAAATATTAAGGCAACAATAGATGGTGTAGAGTGTTTTGTACCATTAGACCCTAACAATACCCACTATGCAGAAATACTAAAACAAGTAAAAGAAGGCACACTAACTATTAAGGACGCTGACTAATGCTTGGCTTTAATGCCATATCAGAAGTCTCTATTGCCGAACTGCCAGGTGCTTTTGTACCAGTATCAGGACAAGTAGGAACGTCAGCTTTAGGTAGTGTTGGTATTACAGCAATAGGTGCTGCAGATGCGACAGGTGTATCAGCCACAATGGCTTTAGGCACGATATCTGTAACAGGAACAGCCAACGTATCAATCACAGGATTATCAGCCATAGGTGAGCTAGGAAACGAAACAGTGTGGGGATTAATTATTCCAGACGTAGGAAACACCTATACAAACATAACAACAGGTGCGTCACAGACATGGACAGAGATAACCACAGGAGCATCTCAAACATGGACAGACGTTATACAATAGATTATAAAGGTTAAATAAGATTTAAGGAGAAGCAATGCCAAGTACATATACAAGCAACGGTGGTATAGAAAAGATCGGTCTTGGTGAAAAGGCAGGAGCTTGGGGAACCACCACAAATAACAACTTTGATATTATAGATAGACTTATAAACGGTGTAGGTTCAATAAGTCTTTCAGGAACATCAAGCACCCTAACAACCAGTGATGGTAGTTTGTCCAATGGTATGTTTAAAGTTTTATCTCTTACTGGATCGCCATCAGGAACGCATACGATAACCATAAGTCCTAATGATGCAGACAAGGTGTATCTTGTAAAGAATGGCACAAGCCAGACAGCTACATTCACACAAGGCTCTGGTGCTGACGTAAGTATTTTGGCAGGAGAAGCAGCCATAATATTTGCCGATGGTGCAGGATCAGGAGCAGCCGTAACAGACTTGTCAGCGTTGTTTCCTTTGAAGTCTGGAGTGGCAGCGTCTTTTAGCACAGTAACAGCAAGTACATCGTTATTACCTGATGCGTCTGGTGGTGCAGACATAGGATCAACATCTCTGGAATGGGGTGACATATACATAGCCGATGACAAAAAGATCAAGTTTGGTTCTGACCAAGACATAAGTATCGAATACGATGAAGATGGCACAGATAGTCTTTTAATATCAGGTGGTGATGTAACCATAGCTGATGACAAAAAGTTATTCTTTGGAACCGACAAAGACGTAAGCATAGAGTATGATGAGGATGGCAACAACACCATGCTAGTTACAGGTGATGTTGTGTTTGCCGATGGATCAACCTCTGTTGATATCAAGTCACATGATTTAAGTGCAAACGGATTAAAACTAGATGGCACTTTGGTTACAGCTAGTGCTGCTGAGATAAATAAATTAGATGGCGTAACACGAACAACGTCAGAAATAAACTCAGCAAGAGATGGAACTGTGACATCAGTAGCAACAGGCAGTGGCTTAACTGGTGGAACAATAACAGGCACTGGCACAGTGTCTATGGCAAATAGTTGGATGTCTACTTCTTCTGCTGTATTTTCTATAAGTGGAACAAGTTTTACAAACAGTCGATCTTATCCTGTTTTCATTTCAGGGAGATCAAACGCAGGTGGTGGGAGTTTTACATTTAGTGTCAATAACGGTAGTGGTGGCACAGGCACTATTGACCAGAGGGATGGAGACAGTGGAACAAATGACCCATTTGCATTTATACTACCTGTGGGTGGATCAATATCTGGCTCCACCTTTACAGGAGTAGGAATAGAATTAAGACCTGCATAATGCCCTTACAAAAACTACAATTCAGAGCAGGTATAAACAGAGACTCTACATCATACACCAACGAAGGTGGATGGTTTGACGGAGACAAAGTACGTTTTAGAAATGGCTTGCCTGAGAAGATAGGTGGTTGGACAAAGTATTCTGATACACAGTTTGTGGGAACCTGTCGTGCTTTGCACACATGGACAGCACTAGATAACACAAACTTTATAGGTATAGGCACAAGTCAGAAGTATTATCTTAACGCAGGTGGTACTTACTACGACATAACACCTCTTAGACTTACTACAGGTGGTGGTGATGTTACATTCTCTGCAACAAACGGAAGCTCTACCATAACTGTGACCGACACAGATCATGGAGCAAACCTAAATGACTTTGTTACATTTACAAATGCAGGAACACTAGGTGGCAACATAACGGCAGATGTTCTTAATCAAGAATATCAAATAGCATCTGTTACAGCATCTAACACCTACACAATAACAGCAAAAGACACCTCTGGAAGCACAGTGACAGCCAACTCTTCCGACAGTGGCAATGGTGGCAGTTCCACAGTAGGAGCGTATCAGATCAACGTAGGACTAGATGACAACTCTTACGGAACAGGTTGGGGTGCAGGTATATGGGGTGGTATATCTGGATCAGCAGCAACCACAGCCGTAAACGATGGAAGTGGAATGACAGCTTCAGCGACTAGCGTAACAGTTGATTCATCGGCTAACTTTGAAACAACAGGTTACTTGTTAATAGATAGTGAGATAATTCAGTACACAGGAAAAACATCTACCACATTTACAGGACTGCTTAGAGGATTGTTTGGAACAACGGCAGCCACTCACGCTGATAATGCTACAGTCACAGAGGCACTAGGTGGTTGGGGTATGCCTGCAACGACAAACGTAGCAGGAGCTTTGTTGCGACACTGGTCACACGATAACTTTGGTGAAGACCTAGTTATGAATGTTAGAGATGGTGCGATATATTATTGGGATAAATCAGGTGGCACATCATCAAGAGCCGTAGAGATTTCAACACTAGCAGGGTCTACCAATGCACCAACAATAGCCAAGAAGGTAATAGTCTCTGAAAGAGACAGACACGTTCTAGCCTTTGGTTGTGATAGTGAGACAGCAAGTGGCACACAAGACCCATTACTGATTCGTTTTGCCTCACAGGAAAGTCTTACAGAATGGAATGCTCTTCCTACAAACACAGCAGGAGAGTTGCGTATTGGTACAGGGTCAGAGATAGTTACAGCCGTACAAACAAAGCAACAGACACTTGTTATTACAGATGTATCCGTACACGCTTTGCAGTTTATCGGACCTCCGTTTACATTTGGTATTACAGAGGTTGGTAGAAACACCACGATAATATCTGAGAACGCTGCCGTGGCTGTAGAGGAATCTGTATACTGGATGGGATACAGAGAGTTCTATGTGTACAATGGTCGAACACAAAAGCTTGTATGTCCTGTGCAAGACTTTGTGTTTAGTGATCTAAACAGAGATCAGGATACTAAGATTGTGGCAGGTCAAAACAGTGCGTACTCTGAGGTATGGTGGTTCTACCCATCTTCAGATGCTACAGCTAACGACAAGTATGTGGTGTACAACTACGAGCAAAACATATGGTATTATGGAACTCTGGCAAGAACAGCATGGGTAGACAGAGGTGTATTTTTATACCCCATAGCTGCCTCAACAGATAACTATCTCTACTATCAGGAGTTTGGTTTAGATGATGGATCAGAATCACCTGCATCAGGGATTACATCTTTTATAGAATCAAGTCAGGTTACAATAGGAGATGGGGATAATTTCTTCTTTGCAAGCAGAGTTATCCCAGACATAACCTTTAGAGAGAGTACAAACGAAACACCACAGGTCAACTTGACGTTAAAGGCAAGAAGATTTCCTGGCACTACATATAATCAGACAGAGACAAGTTCCGTTACACAGTCAGCAAGCACTCCTATAGAGTTATTTACTGAGAAGGCTGATATACGCCTTAGAGGGCGTTCTTTTGCTCTTAGGCTAGAAAGTACAGCAACAGGCGTTTCATGGCGTTTAGGAACCACTAGAATTGATCTGAGGCAGGATGGTAGGCGATAATGTCCACAAAAGTACCCATACCGTTCTTTCCATCGGCTCCAAACGAGTATGATGCAAACTATATGGCACAGATTGTAAGAGCCTTTGCGATATACGCAGAACAGCAAAACGCAGGAGGAGAGGGCAGAAACACAGGTCTAGTCTTAACTAATCTACAGGCACATGACGATAACCTAGAAGTGGGGTCATTGTTTGATCACGATGGCTTTGTGAAAATAAGTAGAGTAGATAGACCACATCCAAGAGGCAGTTTGGGAACGACAGGACTAGGGTCGGTAACCATAACATTACCATAGATGGGCAAGAGAAGTAATTTTGAACGTGTAGAGAAAGACTATTATCCAACTCCGTTGGAGGCTGTACATCCTCTTATTCCTCACATCCTTGGCTACGTTAAGACATTTGCTGAACCGTGTGCAGGTGATGGCTCCCTGATACGCCATATAGAATACCTTACAAATAACCTTTTTGATATTGACTATATTAGGTGCAACTATGCCTGTGATATAGAGCCAAAGGATGATGCTATACACGAAAAGAATATATTTAATCTTCTCCCCAAAGACATAGAAACATCAGACGTAATCATAACAAATCCACCGTGGAGCCGTGATATACTGCATAGACTTATCTATCACTGCACATCAATAAAACCTACATGGTTGCTGTTTGATGCCGATTGGATGCACACGAAACAAAGTACACATTACCGTGATATGTTGAAAAAGATCGTAAGTGTTGGTAGAGTGGAGTGGATTAAAGGAAGTAAAAACACTGGTAAAGATAATTGTTGTTGGTATTATTTTGATAAAGACAACAAGGAACAAACACAGTTTTTTGGTAGACAGACATGAAACAAAAGAAACTAGAAAAAGGTTCTATTTGGGAAAAAGCTGATACTAACGGTGATGGTATAGTCACAGATCAAGAGATGGCTATGCGTGAGCGTATGGTTCTTTTGGAAAACAGAGATAAGAAAGAAGACCAACAGAGATATCTAGTATGGTTTTCGGCATTAACGGTAACGGCTTTTATAGGTGTATTGATGACACCACTTGTTCCTATTGACAGGATTGATCATCTTTCAGGAATAGCTGAAATATGGGTATTGTCTAATATGGGTGTGATTGGCAGTTTTATAGGGTTCAATCAATTAGCTAAAAGAGGAGCTAAAGATGACGGAAAAAGCTAAAAAAACAATTAAGAAAGTTGTGTCAGGGTTAAAGAAAGCCAGTAAGACACACGCAGGTCAGGCTAAAGCCTTGTCAACCATAGAACTTAAGAAAGGTGGTAGAACAAAAAAGAAAAGCAAGTCTCGTGTTAATGAGGCAGGGAACTACACTAAGCCAACTATGCGAAAGAATTTATTTAACAAGATCAAGGCAGGTTCTAAGGGAGGTAAACCAGGTCAATGGTCAGCACGAAAGGCACAGTTACTAGCATCTGAGTACAAGAAAAAGGGTGGTGGCTATCGCTAAAGACCCTAAAACAGGAACAGGAAAGAAACCGAAAGGTTCTGGAAGGAGGTTATATACCGATGAAAACCCCAAAGATACAGTCTCTATTAAATTTGCCACTGTGGCAGATGCCCAAGCAACTGCTCGTAAGGTTAAGCGTATTAATAAGCCGTTTGCTAGGAAAATCCAAATCCTCACCGTCCTCGAACAAAGAGCCAAAGTTGCAGGTAAGCCCAAGCAAGCCCAAATCGCAAAAAAAGCCAAAGAAGACATCAGAGCCAAACACAAAACCAAAACGAGGAAGACCTAAAAAAGATGCCACTAAAAAAGTCACAAAAAAGTCTTAAGAACTGGTCTAAACAAAAATGGCGTACAAAGAGTGGTAAGCCTAGTGCGAAGACAGGGGAACGCTATTTGCCTGAAAAAGCTATAAAGGCACTGTCTCCACAGGAATACGCAGCTACAACAAGAGCTAAACGTAAGGGTACAAAGGCAGGAAAGCAGTTTGTCAAACAACCTAAAAGGATAGCTAAGAAAGTAAGGAAATATAGATAATGGTTATACAAAGTCTGATAGCACCTGTTACAGGGTTGCTAGATAAATTTATTGAGGATAAGGATCAAAAGGCAGCTCTCGCCCATGAGATAGCCACTATGAGCCAGAAACACGCTCAAGAACTAAGTCTTGCCCAGATAGAGGTTAACAAGGCTGAAGCACAGTCAGGTTCATTATTCAAGGGTGGTTGGAGACCTGCTGTTGGGTGGGTCTGTGCGATTGCCTTCCTATATCATTTTCTCCTAAAGGATATAATTATGTTTGTCTGTGCCTTCGCAGGTGTAGAAGTGCCAGATTTACCAGAGTTTGACATGAGTACATTGCTTACAGTTCTAGGTGGTATGCTTGGGATTGGTGGACTCCGTACATATGAAAAGCAGAAAGGATTAACAAAATGAAATGTTGGCATTGTGAAACAGAGTTAACATGGGGTGGTGATCATGATATCGAAGATAGTGATGACTTCTCAATGGTTACAAACCTTTCTTGTCCAAGCTGTGACTGCTATGTGGAAGTGTTTCTTCCCAAAGATAAAGAGTTCTTCAAAGAACTGAATGAATCAGAACTCGTCAACTAGCTGTGAAATTTGTGGTCATGACATGGAGAACGTAGATGGAAGTTTACGTTGTAAATACTGTCAATACTTTTATGATATGCACAAGGAATGGATAGATTTTGTTCGTAAGAAATCAAATGTAAAGGAGGAAGACGATGAAAGATAATTTTGATGAATGCCTTAAAATGCTACTACATCACGAAGGGGGATATGTAAATCATCCTAAAGACCCTGGTGGCGAAACTAATTTGGGAGTTACCAAGAGAGTATATGAGAAATGGGGTGGTACAAAAGATATGAAAGACCTCACGGTTGAAGATGTTGCTCCGATATACAAGAAAGAATACTGGGATCGCTGTAAATGTGATGACCTAGAATCAGGTGTAGACTGGGCAGTCTTTGATTGGGCTGTGAATAGTGGCACTGGTAGAGCAGCCAAAGCTATACAAAAGATATGTGGTGCATCACAAGATGGAGCCATAGGTCCGAAGACATTGGCGTTGATAGGCACACAGAATACAGAGTATGTCATAGAGGAGTTTGGCAAGATACGACAAGACTTCTATGAATCTCTGAAAACATTTGATACATTTGGTAAAGGGTGGACAAGACGTAACAAGGAAACCACTGCAAAAGCCTTGGAGATGATAGAGGAAGATGACGACTAAAAAAGACCCACGATTAGCCAGAGCAGGTGTAACAGGGTACAACAAGCCTAAGAGAACACCTAGTCACCCAAAGAAGTCACACATTGTTGTGGCTAAAGAGGGAGATAAGATTAAAACCATACGGTTTGGTCAGCAAGGCAAGAAAGTGGGTACAGTAAAAGGTACAGCAGGTAAGCCAAAGGCAGGCGAATCAAGGCGTATGAAGATGAAACGCAAGAGTTTCAAGGCAAGACACGCCAAGAATATAGCCAAGGGCAAGATGTCAGCAGCCTATTGGGCTGACAAGGTTAAGTGGTAGAATCGTCTATAGCCTCTGCTGTAGCTCCTGCGTAACCTGCAATATCAATCCAAGTATCTTCGTGGTGCATATCTTCCTTTGATCTAGCTATTTTAGCTAACATAAACAAGACACCAACATCATACACAGATATGTCTTTTTCAAGGTGGCATGACCATAGTTTTGCTATACGGCTAAAGTTTTGATAAGGCGTACCATAGCTATTGCCACGCTTACCTACAATCTTCTGTGCTTTGCCGATGATTTCTTCTTTCTTTGTTTGCTTCATGATGATTTCCTTTTATAAATTTTTATTTGATGTATATAGGTAAACGATATATTATACAGATTTAATTAGGTTATGGAATAAGGAATAACTATATGGTTCTCCCATTATTATTTGGATTAGCAGGTTCAGCTTTAGGTGGCACAGGGGCATTAGGTGCAATGGGTGCTTTAGGTGCAGGTGCATTAGGATCAGGATTAGGGAGATTTGTAGAGACAGGTGACTTAGGTAAAGGCATAGAAACAGGATTAACATCTTTCCTTGGAGGACAGGCACTAAGTTCTATTGGTAAGATGGCAGGTGGGTTAGACTCTTTAAAACAAGCAGGTGATGTTGTAGGGGCAGCACCAAAAGACCCAAGCTTTTTTGCTAAACTAGCTAACGCTCCCAATTTAGGTGCATCAGGTGCTAGTGACGTTGTAACACCTGCTATACAAGGGTTGGGTGCGTTGACAAATCCTGCTGTATTAGGTCAGGCTGCTATAGGACAAGCCACTGTTCCACCACCTGAATTACCACCAGTTGCTCCTGTAGACTTTGAGAATAGACAGGCAGGCGTTCCAGATCGTATTACACGAAGACCACCAAAGGGATACAGACCAGGCTTTGACGCAGAGTTTGACTATGGCGTATCACCTAACTTTGGTGTTGGCTTGATGAACCCAAATGATCCTAGATTTATGAATAGTGGTGGCATTATGGCTTTATCAAATGGTGGTGAGTTGAAGCCTATACCAGATGACAATCCAGGTTTAAAAGCTCTAGCCAAGGAAAAACCAAGTGTAGTGGAGAACATGGGATTTAAGGCTATGCAAGAGGGTGGAGCCGTAGAGGGTGACATGGAGGCAAACAAGATCATAGATGACGCTGTAAACGCCATAAAAGGCTTGTCAGACAGCCCTGAGATAGCTTTGGGTCTATTCGTAGCCAAATACGGTGAAGAGGCGTTAGAAGACCTTATAGAGC